AACGTTCAAAGACAAAGTGTAGGCATAGATCAGTAATGGCTAAGAGTGAGTGGATTGAGCTAAATACACCAGACGCGACTTTAAGGATTAAGCTTGACGATAAGTTAAAAAGGACGATTGAGAAAACCTATGAGTCGGGATATGATCCTGAGACTTATAAGCCACCGTCTGAAACCTCATCTTCCTTAGTGCTTCCAGAGTCTTGTATCCCCAAGGTTGAAGAGAATGTCGTTGTTGGCGCAGGGGACAAGAGTGACTTTGAAATCTGTCAGGAAATCAAAAATATTATCAGAAGTGCAAAAACTTATGAAGTTGTAGCTTTTGATTTTACGAATGAAAGATATATTGAGCTGACAGAACGTGTTCTGAATGACATGAAAGATTACATGAAACAAAAGCACTTGAGCTTTCGTTTAACTCAGCGTATGATGGAAGCAGTAAAGGCAATTCAATTACAGCGTTGGGAGAAAAGAGGATGAAGATTACGCCTGAGATTCGCAAACAACTTGGTGGTCTTGCAACGACGATTACTATGGGTCTGCTCTTTGGAAGTATCAAAGACAAGGAAGCCTTAATTTTGGCTCTTAGATCGTTGGCCGAAATTATTGAGAACTCAGATAAGAAAGCAGTGTAATGGGACGAATTGCAGGAAGAAATGAATCAGGAAATGTTACCCAGGCTGCCAGAGACAAATACGGTTCTGGTAGCCAGGGTAAATATCCTGTCTTTGATCAAAAGAGTGCATTATCTGCCTTAAAATTAAGAGGGCATTCTGATGACATTTCTCCGGGAACTGTAATCAACAAAGTCTCTCGTTGGGCCAATGCCAATGATAATGCCACTGTAAAGGCTGCTGTAGAAAGGGCAAGAGGCAATGGCTGAAAACTTCGGCACAATGATTGATCTCCTGCGGGACATCAACACTAGCTTAACTGGAAATATGAGCTTTGATCCATTCGGTCTTTATACAATTTCTGGTACACAGAGTACAGGAAACAATACCTGGACAACGCTTACTACTTTGATAGCGGAAGCTGGAGGTAGTTATGCAAATTTATCAACTGGAACTATCACTATTCCAGTTGGATCTGCAGGATATTATGGTATCTTCGGAAATATGCAAATTCTTACAACTGGGGGAGTCAATTATCGTTGGCGGTGTGGGCAGGGATTTCGTATAAATGGCGGAACAGATGAGATGCAAAGCTATGAAACGAGAGAGATCAACCCTGCAGATAATAACGGTATGTGGGATTATACAAGTTGGTTTACAGTTCGATATTTGAATGATGGAAGTACAATCCAGTATAGGTATTTTGGATATGGAGATTCTGCAGCTACAGTTTATGCTAACTATAATTCACAACTAAAAGTTGGATTCTTCAGATTACCAATTGCTATTTAGGAGGACTCATGACTATCAGGTTGAATGCAAAGATTGTTGTCAAATTTGAGCAAGCAACTTTTTCCGCCACCCAGTACAGCTTATCTGTTACAGAAGAAGTAAGACTTCGAGGTGAGGCAAATACCTTCAGAGATAAGCGACCTCGGGCAGCGGTAAATGGAACAATGACAAACTTGATCACAGAATTTGAGACTGCCTATCCTGCCTATGTTGGTGCTCTCAACCAGTTAATGAACTTCATTGCGACGAAAGCTGAAACTGCAGTTGATACTGAAACTGGTGATATTCCCTAATCATTCTCAAGCAAAGTACATAAGGTAACATGCTGTGGCTGACATCTATGAATACAGCATAAAAGGAATTGTTCAGGCGCTTATTGATTTAATTGCCGCATCAGGTGGTGGCGGTGGTGGACCTGGTGCAACACAATATAATGAAGACTCACCTTCTACCGGGGGTGAGAAATTAACATTAGCTGGTGCAGTTCGACAAGACACCTTGTCGTCTAGTACTTCAAATGATGGTGATTATGGGTATCTCAAATTAGATACCTTAGGAAGGCTTCATGCAAATATTAGTGATAGTACAGTAACAGCTAACCAAGGTGGTAGTTGGACAGTTGCAGCCACTCAAAGTGGTGGTTGGACTACAGCAGCTACTCAATCCGGTACTTGGATTACAAGAAATCAGGATGGGGCAGGAAATAATCTTGTAGCTTTAACTTCTGCTCCTGTTGGCACTGAAAGAGCATTAGTTGTCAGAAATATTCCATCTGGTACTCAAACTATTAGTGGAATAGTTGATGCTGTTCAGAATGGTGCTTGGACTGTTGCCGCTACTCAGTCTGGAACCTGGGCAACAAACATTAATGATGGTTCAGGAAATGCACTCGTTTCTTTGACTGGTGCGCCAACTACCGAAAGAGGATTAATAGTTCGCAATATCCCCTCTGGTGTTCAAACTGTATCGGGAAGTGTTAACGCAAGTCAGTCTGGTGGCTGGACTGTAGCAGCTACCCAGAGTGGTGGTTGGACTACAGCAGCTACTCAATCTGGTGGTTGGTCTGTAGGGCAGACTGGAGCCTGGTCTGTTAGAACTCAGGATAATGCTGGTAATGGACTTGAATCTTTAACAAGTTCACCTGCGGGAACTGAAAGGGGATTAATTGTCCGAAATATTCCTTCGGGTACTCAGACTGTTGCTGGAAGTGGAAACTTTACAGTAATCAATTCAGGAACATTTGCGGTTCAATCGGCGCAGTCTGGTACTTGGAATCTTCGATTACAAGATACAGCAGGAAATGGAATTACTTCAGCAGCCAGAGGAAGTGAAAGAGCACTAACAACTCAGATTGTTGATGCTTCTGGCAAACAAGTAGTTCCACTTTCTTTTAATCCAGGAACTATTGATGTTTTTGGTACTCTAAGAACTGCGCCACAGAAAGTCCAAGTTGAAACAGTTTTTAGTAGAAATACTCCCAGCTCTCTGTGTAATGTCACAACTGCTGGAGGTGGTAGCGCTACATCTTCTTTAGGTGGAGCTGTATTTGCAACTTCAGCAGCAGTCACAGCAAATGCAAAAGGAGTTTCATTTCTAAACACCTTTTATCAAGGTGGATCAGAAGTCTTTGCTTATTTTACAGCAGCATTTACCACTCCTACCAGTGCTGCAAGTTATCAAAGACATGGTATTTATGATACCAACAATGGATTCTTTATTGGATATGAAGGAACTACATTAAGAGCAACTGTTCGTAATAATGCGGTTGACACTGGAACAGCACAAGCTGCTTTCTCAGAAGATAATCTTACTGGTGCAGCTACTTCTAAATTTACTAGAGCTGGAACACCAGAAGCTATTAATTGGACCAATATTAATGTCTTCAGAATTAGATATGGTTGGGTATCAGCCGCTCCTATCTACTTTGAAGTCTTAGCTCCAGATGGAAACTGGGTAACTTTTCATACAGTTCGACAACCTAATAGCTCTGCATCTCCATCAATTAGAAATCCAGACCTTCCTATTACAATTGAGGTTTCTAAAACTGCGTCAGATGCAACCAACCTCCAGGTATATACTGGATGCTGGGCTGCAGGAATTACAAGTGCTGACGAGCTTGATCTCATTAGTAATTCCCGCTTTATTGGAACTTTACCTGGCAATGTAAGAGCTACAGGTGGAAGACTATGGGCTATCTCTTGCACTAACTTAAATGCTTCTACTCGTTATGTCCAGTTATTTGATTCCAATGGAGCTCCTTCAGGTGCTCCTCTAGAATGTTATCCAGTATATGGAAACTCAGGTATTTTATTCTTAGATGAGGCTTTCTTTACTGATGAAGGACTCATATTCAATCAAGGAATAACAATTGGCTTTTCTACTACTGCATTAACATATACAGCAGGTGTTGGAACCGATTGCATTCTCGTTGCGAGGATTTCATCATGAGCGGTTCTTTTGCTCCTCCAACTACTGGCACTGGACCCACAACATATAGCCAAACTATTCCTTTCACAGATGGAGATACTTCAAGAAGAGTAACTATCAGTAATGGAGTTGTAACAGCATCTTCTTTAATACTGGGCTCGATTATTAGGCCAACAACTATAGATGGTAGTGATCGAGGTTATATTTACAAATCTACTGTCATCTCTAGAGGCTCAGGGACTTTTGATATTTTAGTTGCAGCTACAAACCAGGGGTTTGAAGATCCTGGAATTACGCCTCCAAATGAAACAGTAACCTTTGTTTATACGGTGGGATAGATGCCACAAAGAAGAGGAGTAACAAATAAAGCCTTACCTTCATCCATTGCTGATGGAGTTGGGGGTACTCTGCGTTTACATAGCAGAGGAACAACACTTGCAAATAATACCATTCCAGGAATTGTTGAAGAAGGAACTAATTTTGTTCAATGTAGGACTCCAGCTACATCAACCGCTGTTTCAATTCAAACAACATTTGCTGCAACCAATGCAGTCCTAACTGTCCGTCAAGGATCCCAAATATTTGGACAAGAAAGAAAAATTATTCCTCTTTCTCTTCGATTGATTTGCACTACCGTCCCAGCTACAACTACAAGAATAGATGCAGCAATCGTGATGGATAACATCATTAGGTATTCGAGTGGAGGAACTCAATTAGTAACTGGCTTTAACAATTCAAATATGGATACTGGAGATGTTTCAAGAACCATCATCCATTTTGGTGCTTTAACTTTAAGTGCTGCATCGGTAAACAGTAGAATTATTAGCAGGGCAGTTGTTAGTAATTCACTACCTATTCAATTTGACGAATTCAGTATTTATTGGAATCCTAAGTTTGCGGAAGCGGCAATAGCTTCTACTCCTGCTGGAGCTAGAAAAGGAGCAACAGTAATGCCCTGTATGATTGGTCCTGGCCAAACCATGAGTGTTCATCTTTGGTTCCCAGGAAATGCTACAACGGCTGGACAGTATGAAGTAGAATTTATGTATATGGAGAGATGATATGCCAATTCAATTTCTTAACACTCAAAGAGCTTTACCAGCAGCAACTCCTGATGGAACTCCAGCACAAGCCAGGGGTGGCAGGTATGGAGAAGCTTATGAAATTCAAATTGGGAATCAATACTATGGCTTGTTAGAAGAAGGAAGCATTTTTTCTGCGATTAACCCTACTATTGGAACGGGAATTGCAGCAAGTATCCAAACATCCTTCCTTGCAACAAATGGCTTTCTTACTTTAAGAAATAACGCTGGAGCAAACGGTGTTAGATTAATTCCTCAGTGGATTAGACTTATTCCGACTGTTGTGGCTGCATCTGCAACGAGAATTGAAGCAGCTATCACAATAGATAGTATTGTTCGTTATTCCTCAGGAGGAACAAACATTACAGCTCTACCTTGCACAAACATGGATAGTGCAAGAACTTCTTCAGCAGTGCTGCATGTTGGAGCTTTAACACTAGCTGCCGCTTCAGCAAACGTTAGAACTCTTAGCAGGTTTCAAATTTCTTCAGTTATTAACGTAGCTTTTGAAGAATATTTCATTATGTTTGGAGCGCAAGGGGGAGATGCAGGAACTTTAGGTGGTACAGTTGCAAGAAGAGCAACTGTTTCAGTTCCCCCTATAGCTCTTGGTCCAAATGCGAATCATTCAATGCAGTTTCACATGTGGGCTCCGGGAAACGCTGCTACCCCTCCATCTTATGAAGTTGAAGTATGCTGGGTAGAGCGTTAATTTTTTGCAGTAAGCTGATTGATGTAAACTTGAATTAAGGTAGGCGAAAAATGGGAAGAATTGCTGGAGCTGGTTTGGATATCCCTAGAGGATACAGTCCCGATTCAGATACGGGATATGGAGATCTCGTAAGTAAGATTAATGTAGCGGGTTATCGTCCTCCTGACAATGGTGGACCTGGAAGATCTCAAGGTCAGGGAACTCGAATGGAGCAAAGACCAAACTTAACAGCTTACCAACCACCCAAGACTGGTGATGGTAGTGGCGGTCCTGGAACTTCTCAAGGACAAGGCACAAGATTAAGAAGAGACTTTTATCGTCACCTTTAGTGATAAGATGTCAAATATCAAAAGCTGAGATGATCCTCAGCTTTTTTAGTGCGACAATAGATTAAGTCTCAGGTTCTAATTATGAGCAGCAAAGTAAAGAGCATTGTCAAAGCTATTGTTGATAGGGATTCGCCCTTAGATGCCGAGACTCTTGTTATAGCCAGTCACATCCGACAAATGCAGATGTGGATAGTTAGGCAAGGTTTGAATTTCTATCCAAAGCAGGATGATCTTTATAACAGTCGTCGTCACAAAATTGAAGAGATTGTAGACTACAACAGATTGGACTTGTACTGGTATGGAATTGTTAGTCTTTTTCTTGCTACTGGTTCTTTACTCTGGTATTTACGGCCTAGTGGTACAGAAGCTTATGAAATCCACTGGTATCAGGGAGGAGATCCGAACGACTCTTCCACGGCGTTCAAAGCGTACTTCAAACCGGGTGGTAGGGAACTTCAGGAAGTTATCATCCGTTATTCCTACGAAGACTATAGCCCGATGGGTCAGGGCGGTCATTCGTCTCCGTTAGGAAACATGACACACAAGAAGTGGATAAGACTTAGGATTACAGCGGAGACAATCACTCAAGAGCATTACACTGTTATTCCTTCCTTGTTCCCAAATAACGCACCAACAATGCAGAGTTGGGTAGGTGCTCCATTCAAAACTGAAACACAAGTAAATACGCTTGGCTTCATTCCTTGTGTTGTCTCGAGCAATCAACCTATTAAACCTGGTGATGCTGGCCAAGGTGAGTTCGATTTTCTAACAAGACCAATCGAAGCCGAAGATCAGATGCGAACGGCAATGATTGACAATGTTTTCACTTTCAGCAATGGAACGTTAGTCACAACTCGTCCATCTGCTCAGGTAATGGAAGCCATTGAGAATGGTGGTGAAATTATTAGGCCCAGTTGGTCATCTCAAAATGGATATCACTCGAGCTATTCACCATCAACAAGAAGAGACAATCCATACACTCGTTCTTCTCAGCCAGATGGTGGAAAAAGAAGAGTTGCAAAAGTAATTGGGAATGTTCTTCCTGAAGAAAGATTTGGCTATATTTTCCCTGATCCAATCAATGGTGACCAATGGAGGTTCGCACAGGAATACAGAGAAAACATTCATGAGGCATTAGGTGGTATTGATCCTATGGGTATGAAGTCAGGAATGACTTTTGCCGAGGTCAAATCATTGTACGGAAAGGTCGCTGCAACAGCGAAACAGAAATGTGTGGCTCTTTGGAATTACGGTCTATGTAAAATCCTTGAGATGGCTATCAGTATTGAAGAGCAGGTATTTATGAATACCTACAAGCAATACATGATATCAACCCATCCACAGGCTAAAAAGAATATGGCCATGTTTCAAAAGACAGGGATGATTCCAGATGATATTGTTCATCAGGATTATAAGCTTAGGGTAGAAAGTGGAGATACTTCACTTCCTCTTGGAGTGTCGGGTCTAATCCCGAATGGCATAAGAAAGGTATTATGGAAGTGGACAGGTCCCGTATTCGAGCAAGCAACAAGAGATACTTTAGATTTGTCAATTGTTGTCAGAAATATGCAAGAATTAGGAGTAGGTTCATTAGAAGCTATGCAGTTTCTCTTTCCTGACAAGGATGAGAACGAAATCAAGAAGTTACTTGGTGGTGTTCCATTCAGATTTGGAAGAGAGGTAACTAACTGGCTGGGAACGTTGTTAAGTTTGCAACAGCAATTATCAACGGTTCCAGATCCTATGAATCCTGTACTTCCGTTGGCGGCAAGTATTAACTTAACTCCGCTAATCCAACAGCAGTTAATGACTCTTAACAAGGAATTGAGTTATGGATCAGATTTCGAGCCCAACAATGACATCAGCAGCCCCTATCTCGGCGATTCCGGGGTATTCGGTGGCGCAGATGCCAACAGTGGTGTCGGTGCCCCAACCGGGAATGCAGCAGGCACCAATGGCGGGGTCTTACCAAGCCCCGTACCAATCACCAGTTCCGGTTATGCAGCAGGCTTACAGCCCGGCTATGCAAACCTCGGCACCGGCACAAACCAGCCAATCTACGGCGAACCAAGCCTTGCAGGTAGCGCAGGAAGCGTTACGGGCTCTCTCTTACCAGAGTGGACCCGCTTACTCCCCGTCTCAGGTGGCTCCGTCCTTAGCCCCAACCCCGCAGTACCAACCGGTGTTTCCTCCGGCTATGGCCCCGTCGGTCCCACAATACCAACCGACCTACTCGGCACCAATGTCGGCGCCCAGCTATACGGATACTTACCAGCCGCAGTTGAACCAAGTTCAACAGCTAGAAATCGCGGTAGACGTAGAAGCTCAACAAAAGGGTCTAGCAACAAGTGATGAACTGTCCAGATATTATGGCAACAGTGAAATCGCTTCTGTTTACACGAACGCCCTGGCTTGTCGTTACGAAGATCAACTCAAGGAAGTCATTCCTTATGCTCAACAACTTGAGCAGTATGCTGGTAGCTTGCAAGATTATTCTGGTCGTTTAGAAAATCTTTTAACAGGACCAATTGGTGATCTTGCTGATTACTATATGCAACGGGAACAAATTGAAGCGCAATACGGTAATGGCGTTCCCAGCCACTACCAACCTCAATCTTATGAGCCTATTGCGCCCCAGTTTGAAAACTACTTGCCTGGAGGTGGAATTGCAAATCTAGCACCCGTTCCTGGTGTTGCTAATTTCAATATGGCTGCTCCTGGCAATGCTCTTTCAGACAATGCCCATATCAGCGCACAATATGCTCAAAACTACGCTACTGGTATTCGTCCTTCTTTACCTCAAGTTCCATCTGGAGCGCCAGCCCAATCAATGTCTATCCAAAGTATTCCTCCAAGTGAGAGATACAAAATGATTGATGCGGCTGCAAGCAATGGAATGTTAAGAGGTCTTCGTTTCGTCTGATAATTAGTTATCAGAAAAAAGATGAAAGCCACTCTCTTTATGAAGTGGCTTTTTTCTGTAACATTTTTATTGATGTAAGATAGAAATAGATTGTTAGTTTTTAACTAATAACTACTGTTCTTTAATGGAGGTTGCCCAGTGTTTAACGACCTGGACTTTCCGACCTTGCTGGGAGCAGAGCTTTTACGGCCAGATGGCTCGTACATTGCAAAATTCTGCGTTCAGCCTTTGGTCGTTCATGACTTTAATGCATTCCCTGGAGCGTCGGTTCAACTAGATCGATATGGATACTGGGAAGATACCACCTCTTCAAGCTCTTCGTTTACTGAAGCAGCTAGACGGCGGACTCCTACCCAGACAATTGGCAGCACTGGTGCTAGAGAGATTAATAAGACCAAGATTATCGTCACCTTAGACGAATTCACTGGTCCTTCCTCGGGTAATAGTTCCGACTTTACCGAGCCTGGCAACTTGAAGATCCCCATCTATACTCTGTTGACTGCTCAACGGATGCTATACGATTTGGGGAATGCCGCTGCGTTCCATCAATCGATTGGTTCGCTCACCTTGGTTCGGGACTATCGGAAGTGGCAGGACCGTGTTTATATCAACAAACTTTTGGAAGTTGACGCAGGCACCCAAGCTTCTACTACAGTTGGTGGTTATTACAACCCTCTGGGTGTTGCTGATTCTGGAACGTATGCCGTTGGCCCAGCTAAGATTGATGTTACGACTGACCTATTAACTATCGTTTCCGCTATTCGGAAGCGGAATGTTCCTCTGTTCCCATCTCCGTATGGTCCAGTGGTTCATTGCTTGGCCGATCCGATCTTCTTGAAGCACCTGAGAGCAAACTCTGATTTCAGAGAAGTTGCTAAGTATCCTGGTGCTGTTCCGGTTTCCATGTTGCAGTCCGGCGCTATGCCGATGTCTGCTCCTCAGATGCCGGCCCCTGGAAACTTTATGGGCGCACCAAACTCAATGCTGTTTGGTGGTGGTCAGTATGGTCAAACCGGTTTCATGTATGGTGATGTGATGCCAACCGGGTTTGTGTTTGAAGGAGTTCGCTTCTTTGATACCACAAACTTGCCGACCAAGGATGTAACGTTGACTTACACCACTGCTGCTGTTGGATCTGGTGCTTCAACTGGTTCTGCAACCAGAGCTGGTTATCTCGGAATCTTCTTTGGCCAACAAGCTGTTGGAGAAGGTATCTGGGGTCAAGGCCCGGAAGTTGCCTTAGGTGACAACACCGATTTCAAACGGTTCATTACCGCAATCTGGAAGCAGTTTGCTGGATATGCACTATTGAATTCCAGCTTCGTTACCGTAGCCCGTTCTTACGAGAACTAAAGAGCATAAGGATAATGGTAATTACTGTTATCCTTATTCCCTCTTTTAACTTAGGAGACTAAAAATGAGTGAAGTTCGTTTTCTTAATGATTTTACTGGCTATACTACCGGAACGAAGTATTATCACACTCCGTTCGGTGTTATTGCCGATGTGATCCGTGTTGCTGAAATTACCAGCACTGCGGCAACTACCTGGAACTTGATCGAAAGATCCGGTCAAGGTGATCGTGCTGATGTTTCTAGCGCGGGCATTCTTGTCCCGAATGGTGCTGGCGTCATTAGTATTGGCCTTAGAATTCCGTCTACCACTCGTGGTGGAACGGCTTCTGGTTTGGTAGCTACGACCAACGATCGATTGAAGATCGCAACTGCAGTTGCTAACAACACTAGAGACTGGACCGCAAACGATGGTACGAAATGTGGTGTAGTTAGTTCCGTTGCTGCATCTTCTAGTTTTGCTGCAGAATCGGTTGTTGGTGGTTATCGGATTGGTGATGATGCTGCTTCCGTAGTTCGTCTGACCTCTGACGCAACTTTCAAGTTGTGGAATGATAATGGTACGACAGCTTTGGGATCTGGCGTTTCTTCACCTGCTAGTACTATCACCTTGGTGGTGGTGCGAATCGTGTATAGCTTGCCAGCGTATGTGCCCACTGTTGAATTGGCTAGTGCAAAACCAGCCAAAGGTGTTCAAGGAACTATCTACGTTCCCAACTTTTGATGAGACTAGATTAAGTGCTGGTTTTAGAGTAGTCTAGAACCAGCATTTAATTCTCGGAGGTTTTAATGGCTGAGATCTACTTGGTCGATGGAAAGCAGGTAAGGATTGTATCCAAATTCAGTGATCTGTGGCTCGGGACAGAAGAATTGAATGAGGGTGCAGCCAATCCCAAGATTGTTCAACTGGTTCCTACAAAGTGCATACCAGTAGAAAATCCGTCAATTCCACCAATGACTGCTCAAAAACCAGTACCACAAATGGTGCCTACACCGGTAGCTGACAGTCAAGGTACTGTAACAATCTTTAGTATGAACACTGCAATGACATCGAAAGAGATTGCAGATGCCTTGGTAGGAATTGGAAAGGTTTATGCCAGGAAGATTCTGGACCGGAAGCCGGATGCAGGATACAGAGATTGGCAGGAAGTGAAAGATTTGAACCCTGACATCAACCTTAATTGGGATGAAATTATCAGGGATAATGCAAATGTAGTCTTTAAGTTAGGAGTTTGACATGTTTCGTGTTCCTGATCTAGTTAGAAAACTAAAATCTTCTTCTTGGTTCGGTGTTACTGCTAGTGTAGTGGGTACTGCAGCAGCTACGGCAGCTAACTATCCTGAGAATGTTTATGTTCATCCGGCCAATGCTGACCCAGTACGTTTAATTGGAGTTAGAGTTACCTGGACTGCAGGTTCCACTTCTGGGACTGTAGATGTTAGGAAGATTCCTTCGGGAACGGCGCTAGCTTCAGGTACGTCAATGCTTAGTTCGACTGTTGCAATGTCTGGAACTGCAAATACTCCCATCTCTGGAAGTCTTGCTACAACTGAAGCGAATTTAATCATTGGTGCTGGTGATAGAATTGGTTTAGTGGCAGCAGGAACCCTAACCAACCAAACGGGTGTTGGTATCACCCTTCAGTTGCAGCCTCTTGAATTCGCCATGATCCCTGCTTATGGGGCTTAATCAAAGCTGAATCGGATCTGTAATTTAGTTAAACTAAAGACCTCAGCAGAGGTCTTTTTTTTAGGAGGAAAAGTGGATCCAAAAGATGAAATAGCGTTAGTAAAAGAAATTGATAAGGCTTTAGATAGAGATGATGAATTCATACTCTATTACCAACCAATAGTCGAACTGACTACTGGGTATGTTGGTGGGCACGAAGCTTTAATGAGATGGCATCATCCTTATAAGGGGATATTGAATCCAGTAGATTTCATCTCAGTGGTTGAGAAATATGAACGTCTGGAATTCAAAATGTGTATACGCTCTCTTGACCTTGTAGCTCGTCAAAAAAGATTCCTACCAGGCAAATTTATAGGTATCAACGTTTCTCCTGTTACAGCATCAACAAAAGAGTTTATACGATTGCTGCATGATATTAATGTTGCTAATGCAGCGTTGGAGGATGGAGATTCAAAAAAATCTGGTGATGACAATAAGGTTATTTTTGAGTTAACAGAATCCGTCTATGTGTCATTACCGGATCGTCAGCTTTTTCTAAGAACCATTGATACTCTAGATATTGGTCTATGCTTTGATGATTTTGGTACAGGCAATAATAATCTTGTAGAGGTTTTGAGTTCCATTATGGAAATCAGGGAAAACCGAAAAATCAAGATTAAGTTTGATAAGTTCTTCTGCAAGAACATTCAGGATCCACTTGTTGCGGATTTACTAGATGTTCTCATCAAGGCATTTCACCACAATAACATTAAGGTGGTAGCTGAAGGAATTGAAACTGAAGAGCACTTTAATATCTTAAGAGATCGTGGATGTGATTATGGCCAAGGATACTTTTTCTCCAAGCCTCTTCCATTAGACCAGGTATTGGAGATTGAGCATAGTAATGGTCACATCAAATGCTTCTTGCCTGGGTTAGAAGAAAGCTTTCAAGATTTGACTAGCAGGTAATGCCGCTTCGTCAATAGAGTAAAGGAGTGGATTAATTTCAACATCCTTATAGCCTTCAGGATTGAATTGTTTATAGACGGCAGATCCTAATTCAGCTCCAGCACCACCACCGATGATGGAACCTATAACTCCACCATAATGAATTGGAGAAATTGTTTTCTTACCAATCTTGAAAGCTGGAGTCTTCCAATTAGGCAATCCTCGTTCAAAGACATTCTGAAGTGCATAACTGCCTGCAACGGCTGGTACGGCTTCTGTAATTGCTTGAGGCATGTCCTGCCCAGAATACATTCCAATGCCTGTAGAAAGCGCTGTGAAACCAACAGGAGCCGTCAAAGGATTTCCTGCTACAGATTTCAACAGCGCTTTTATCTGTTCTGTTTTTGACATAATTTTTTATACCCTATAAGGATCTTACCACTTATAGGTCACGATCATCGAATTTTCCACAGCTCACCCATCCCTTATTTAGCAGGTGAGTGAAAGCGGTTCCTGGTGGAACCATCACAGGTTCGTCATCAAACTTCCTGCCTAGAGCGCCCCATTCACCAGCCATTGTAAAAAACAAATGAGGGAAGTCAGAATAGAGAGTCCATCTATCTTTTTCCTTTTGTTTTAAGAAGAGAGTGAGATCATCGTCATTATCATCATTTCTCATCCAAAGACAGTAGCCGGGTGGAGTTTTAGACATAGGATACAATTGAGTAAGGTAAGTCTTGGGAAATTGTAGCATGGTCGCACTATCTGAAACCAACAAGTCCAAGTGTCGCTTTCACTTGATGGGGACGGGTGGTGGAATCCCAGCCGGTGATAAGGCTCGGATTGAAGAGGCTTTGAACAATATTCCTGACACTACAACTCTTACCTACATTGAGGCTCAGATAACAAGGTGTGATGATCGTTGGGCGGAATTGGATACAGCTAACGATTCTACATCAATTGCTGGTGAAACTTATGCAGGTGACATTACCCGAACAGTCTTAAGAAGTCAACGAAATATTGAGGTCTTAAGATTCTTCGAGAAGGCTTATTATCTTGAAGTTGAAAGACTAGCTCGATTATTATGGGTGCCAGTATTTACCATTCCCGGTGAT